AATTCCGTTTTAAGTGATGTTGTTTATTCACTGCAAGGTGCACTGGCGGGTGTAAGCATAGATCCAAACGGGCTTATAACAATTGCGGCTAATAATGGATTGACAGATACGAACCAGATTACAGTCCGTGCAGAATATAAAGGCGGAACATATACAGCCACTCTTACCATATTGAAAAATTTTAACAGCTCCGCTCCGAGATATTTGGGAACAATTAATGCGTTAAATACTGCAAACGCGACAGTATCAATTATAAAAGGTCCTGTACAGGGACAAGTGACAGCACGCCAAGGTGATTATGTGCTCGCGATCGCTTTAATAAATAGTAAACCAGCCGGAAGTGTTTTCCAATGGACAGGCGTTGCATGGGAGTATCGCGCTCCTGAAACTCATGCGGAATTGTATATGCGCTGCTTCAAAGATGGTCTTGACGTACCGGCTTTAACACAGGACATTGGTTGGTTCGGCGCTGTGTTTGCTAGGCTGCTTGTAGCGCAGCAAGCTTTTATTGAAGAATTACAATCACAATTAATTAAAGTTAATAATGCTATTTTTGGCGGACCAAGATTTACAAAAAACGCACAAGGACAAATTATTGATAATGGATCAAGTCTTAATGGCTTTAAACTTGGAGCCGATGGTAAATTGATTGCATCAAATGGTGAATTCAGTGGAGATTTAAATGCACAATTTATTAATATCGGAGGTCGCGTAACCGCTGGTACAAATTATATTATTAAAAGAAATAATATTAGAACATCTAGCACAACATTAGTTACAGATGGTGAGAGCAGTTCTATTATAAAAGAAATTATAACGGCAGCTCGTGGTACTGTTGTAGTCAGAACGCTCACAGGAGGTTGGTACACTGCTAGTGCTGTAATGAATATCCATGTGAATGATATTATTGTTGCTACAAGTCCACTTTCTTCTAATCCTGTTGATACTATTGTAAATCTATTAGAAGAAGTGAACTCAATTGGTATATCTTTTACTAAAATAAGCGGTACTAATCCTTCGTTATTTTTATACGACTTTGAAATACGATGTCGAGAAAATCCCAGATTTCTTAAATTATTGGGTTAATGTATGATTAGTTCATTATTGTTACTTTAATAATATCTATCTCTTTTAAAAATAACACCAATAATGAATACCCATTATCGGATAATGCTGTAAAATTTGGTTTATCGTTATACAAAACCCATGAGGAATTTTGCTGTTCTGTATTAATGTTGGTGAAATTTATTTCTTCCATCCATCCTTCAGCAGAAAGAGTACCTGTGACACCAGATAGATTTAAAATTCTAATCTCGTATGCTTTACGATCTTTAAATACGCATTTTCCAGCCTGTTTATTATAACTTGCGGATACTCTTTTATCAGGGGAGTAATTAATTATACCATACTCATTTGCCTTTTTTTTAAAAGCAATTTCCTTTGATACTCCAGGAGCAAGACTAACTGTTCCATCTACTCCATGGAAATTAACTGTAACGTTTTTAGTTGAATCATTAGATACGGTATGGTAATAATAGGGGTCTTCATCGCACCCTAAAAATATCAAAGCAAGAATAAATACAATTAGAATATTTTTCATATTTTCTCCTTAGTACATTTATACCCCTTTATCCCATTTAGGGCAAGCAGTAATTGAGCCTGTTATACTATCGACATGGCATATGAAAAAACGCTATGGGAAGCTCGTGAAGGCTCTGATCTAGACAGGTTTGAAAAGGCGCAGGAGACAGCCAGGTCAGTCATTTTGCGCAACGCTCCGAATAATATAACCAAGCCCGGCACCAAGTTCAGCGTCCAAAAAATGAACAAAATTGAGCAAGGCATCTTTGACGCGCATAAAATGATAACATCTGAAGAGACGGAGAGAGAAACCGCAGTTGGTCTGCTGGCAAAAGCGGATGAACTTTTAGAACGTATGATAACCGCGGAAGGTCACTCCCGTCTGCAAGCGGATGCCGCGCTGCAAGTGTTAATCGATTTAATTATGGGACTTATACCCAATCAGGCAAGCATAAGCAATTTATTAGCGGATAAAAACTTTGTTAATTCGACCGTGTCAAATTTAGCGGCATGGTTCTTGACGCCTGATTCGCTCGGCACGCATCAGTGGCCAAGCCTTAACGCTTTGAGGACAGGTCCTTGGTATTCAGGCGGCACACCTAAGCAGCCGTCGCAGAATGATTACGCAATTTTTATCAACCAGGATGAGGATTTAGGTCCCGTCAATTCTGTATGGAGAGCGCTTTTCTCAAATGAACTGTGGTCACCGCAGTACAAAGTTAACGACACACCTTTTACCGCCGCGCAGCTCGCCGCGATTAACAGTAACATCACACAGGCTCTTGTCAATAAACTCACCAACCCCGATACAGTGCCGACGCAATATAGTGCAGAGCTAATTACATCAGGCGGCGTTTTCTCATGGTTCGGCGCGGATATTAATACGCTTTTAACTAACGCAAAAAATGTTATCGATGCGCTCAACGAATTGTTCGTGGAAAAAATTAACAATAGCGAAAAAGGCACGGCAAATGGAGTGGCTACGCTCGACGGAGAAGGTAAAATTCCGCAAAGCCAGATCCCGTCAGTACCTGCGCAGATTAATCGTACTATTAATTTAAGCACATCTTCTACTGCCGCCAATCCAGTCCAAGACACAGGTGGTGACTTAACTTTACCTGTAAAAGTTACAATCACAAATGCAGCCGTAAACGCCGATTTACCTACGGCTACGAATGCACCGCTACAGACTTATTTGCAAAACGCAAGAAATAAACTCCGGGATCTCGATGAGAATAAAGCTGATAAAACTTCATTGAATACTCATATAGCGTCAACTGTAATACATATTAGCGCTCTGGAACGAAATATAATAAATCTTCCACTCTTCACGCCTCAAACAGTAGCAGTAGGCGAAAGTTTATTTCGAGTTTTTAATACAGGTAAAACTTGGATTGATAGTCGCCCTATATACAGTTTTTGGGGGGTAATAGAGGGAATTAATAACGCTGGTAATACAAGATATATTTGCGGTAGAACCTCATCCGGTGCTACAAATCTGAATGTTGAAGGCAACGGAAGAATAGTATTATCAATGCAGAATATTAGGAACTCATCACCCTCCGGTCCAACAACAGCCTATTCAGCTACTCGATTTCAAATAATTGGAAATGTAGGAGGCTTTGAAATAAATCCGAGCTGGACGACAGCTACACAGTGGCTATCATCCGCAATATCCGATACCAGGAGAATAACATTTGAAACTCTTTTTGTAAGAAGCGGAACAAATGCAGGGCAAATACAGTTTTTTTACACCTGGAATATGGTACATCAATATCTTTTAACAAATTTTGAATTCGTCTGGTAGGTATTAAAGGAGGCTGGAAGATTGGCTGGTATTAAACGGTCTAACATGTTTTTATAGTTCATTTCTGGTTATAATTACTAGTCCAATTCTATATATAATTAATATCCAGGTTATGGGCAGACGGTGTTTCGGAGGGAGTTACAGAAATAGTGGCGGATCCTGCTATCTGGAATAAAACAGATGACGCACCGAGTGTTGCCGAGAAATTTGAAGCAGCTGGATTTAAGATGATACCTGCGAACAATGACCGTATAAACGGACTCATGCAGGTTCATCAACAGATGATAACGACGGACGAGCGAGGAAGACCGATGTTGTTAGTTTTTGACAACTGCGTGGATTTCATAAGGACAATTCCAGTACTGGTACCGGATCCGCGAAGACCTGAAGATATCGATACGAAGCTTGAAGATCATATTTACGATGAAACGCGTTACGGCTGTATGAGCGAGTTTGCCAAATTCCCGGGCCGGGCTCTTCGCAAGCAGAACGGCAGTTGGAACTTCGGGAAGAAATCCAAGTGGGATCCTCTGGAAGACAGGGATTAGTTGGGTTATAATTAAGGGAGAGGTGCTTTACAGTGGAATATTTTATTGCTGGTAGCATAGGGATGATAATTGGTTTATTATTTTATAAGCATCTAATTAAAGGAGATTATGAGGGAAAAATTACTGCGCTAGAAAATGAACTTGATGATTATAAAGTTTTTTACAAAGAATATAAAAGCAAATACTATGAGCTGAAGGATTTAATTAAAAAGGATATGATAAAAGCAGATATTGAAGATGACGATGATGACTAGAAGAAAAGGAGATGGATTTATGTTTAAGAAAGTAATTCTTATTTTAACAACCATTTGTATTATTAGTTGTAATTCAATGCCTGGAATGATTAGTTTAACTGATGAAGCAAGAAATGCCAATTTTAGAATTGTTACTGTTCCACAAGCAGTAGAAGGTATGACTTTTGTTGATGGCAATACAGGAACATGGGGTTATGGATACACTGTACAAGAAATAGGTATTATTACCGCGAATCAACTCGCTAAAAATGGATATAAAAATTTAACAATATTTATAGAATTACTTAATCAAGGTTATGGGGGAGGACCTGCCGCAGTAAATGTTCCTTCTCGACAACATCTTGTTAGAATTACATTATGGGAATAATTTAGAATTATTTTCATATTAAAAACCACTTGACAAGTTCCAAGCGGTAATGATATAAACGAGTAAAGCAATTAAAAGTGGTCCGAAAACGGAAGCGATAATTGCATTGACAATTAAATAAGCGGATGAAGCTGGACAGAAAACTGTAGGCTCTCTGCGTGGAGCGCATTGGCATATTTATGCCCATGATCTACGCAGGGAGCCTTTTTTTATTGTTTTGATTTGTTTTGGGAGGGATTTTAGTGTCTAATGAAAGCGAAAAAGACAGGGTAACCGATCTCAAGCGACAGTTTAACTACCTCAAAGAACAGAGAGACAAGCGCCTTTCCGACTGGAAGGACGTCCAAAAGTACGTCTGTCCATCGATTCATAACTGGGATAATCCGTCAGATAAAATTCCCAAACGAGCAAAACGCTATACATCGAGACCCACGCATTACGCTAGAACTCTGCGTTCGGGTCTTGTGGGCTACTCCATTTCTCCGAATATTGTTTGGCAGAAACTTACCTTTGAAGACGCTGGACACCTTGATAAAATCTACGGCGCCAAGGACTGGCTTGAGGAAGTAGAGAGAAAACTTTACGCGGAGTTCTCAAGAAGCAATTTGTACCAGCAGGCGGGCTTAATGATAGAAAGCGCTGTTAGTTACGGCCATGGCGTTATGCTCATCGATGAAATAATCGGCGAAGACAAGCTGCGCTTCAGTACTTTAAAGACTCAGGAAGTGTTTTTAGACATCGATGAGTACGATAAATGCAATACAGTTTTCCGCAGATATACAATGACATTAAAAAACGCGGCTTCATTCTTTGGCGAAGAAAATCTCACTTCACAACAGCAGGATTATTTAAAACAAAAAGATCATTTAAACGATGAAATAATAATTATTCACGCAGTATTTAAACGCGAAGATTTTGACAGCGAATCCAAAAACGCTAAGAAAATGCCTTATGCGTCAATCTATATCGATGAATCAGAAGACAGGATTCTAATGGAATCCGGATACAACGATTTACCGTACGCTGTTTTTATATGGGAGCCTGTCGCCGGAACTCCTTACGGCGATTCTCCTGCGATACATTCCATCGATGATATTTATATTTTAAGTAAATACGATGAATCATTAATGAGAATGGCTCAGCTGGCTGGAGATCCTTTTTATAATGTGCCTGACTCTATGCGCGATCATGTTACTGTTGTTCCTGGCGGTTTTAATTATTATTCAAAGCCAAATGAAATAATTTCTCCTGTAAATACAGGATTAAATTTCCCTGTCACTATAGAACTATACCAGGACAGAGTTGACCGCGTTAAAGACTGGTTTCATGTTGATTTCTTCCTTGCGCTTCAACAGCAGAGACCTGCAAACATGACGGCGACTTATGTCATGGAACTCCAGGGAGAGAAAGCTGCCGTCCTTTCAGATCTTGTAGTAAATCTAAATGAATCGCTTTCAAAGATAATCCAGCGCAGTTTCAATATTCTCTTTCGGCAGGGAAAAATTCCAGAGCCTCCATCAGGGCTTAACGGATCAGGAGCGCAGTTAAAAGTCGAGTTTATGGGTCCGCTTGCGCAGGCTCAGAAGAAATACCACGAATCAAACGGCATACAGCAGAGTCTCAATTTAATAGGCGCGGTCGCAAATATCGCAGGCGCAACAGCTCTTGACGTTGTGGATTTCGACGCGACGCTTAAAAGAGGTCTTGAAGGCCTTGGCTTTCCACAGGAAGCGATCCGCGAGGATAAAGACATCGAAGATCTGCGTAAAGAAAGAGCCGCTCAAGCACAGCAGCAACAGCAACAGGCGATAGCGATGGAAACGCAAAAACAGATCATGGGAAACGCGAATAAATTAAACGAGCCTGTACAACCGGGATCTACTCTTTCGGAGTTAAATAACCAAATGGCGGGAGGGCTGGCGTGAGTTTCTTTTGGGAAGATAAAAATATAAAACCGCAGGAGAAAAACAGAGAGCTTGTATTAGCTTTCCGGAAAGTTTTCAGTACTGAAAACGGAAAAATAGCGCTTAATGCGATACTCACTGATTTACATCTCTTTGAACGTGTACATACGGAAAAAGACAGTTATCTCAATGAGTACGCAAAATTTTTTATTAGGGAACGGCTGGGAGTAAAAAATACAAAAGTCCTTACAGACTTTATTTCTGAAACCGCCGTTTCCGGGGGATGAATAATATGACAAAACCTTCACAGGGTATGTCTATCGATCTGCAACATTTTGCAGATAACGGTTCGGCGGATAACGGAACTCAGGCAACCGGTAACGCTGAAGAACAATTAAGCGCCGCTTTCGGTGGTGCTGCCGGCACTGAAGGAAAAAAGCCTGCGGACAAACCCTCTACAGGGGAAACGGCCGCGGGGGGAAAACAATCCGAAGGTGACTTAAAACTTGCCGCGTGGACTGAACAGCTTCCTCCGGAAATGCGTTTCAACGCAGATACAGCCGCGAAGATCGCGAAGTTCACGAAGGTAGGTGACATGGCGAAAGCTTTCCTTGAGCTGGAAGCAAAGGCCGCAACCGGGGGAATCCCCGGCAAGAACGCTACTTCTGAAGAAGTCGCAGAGTTCTGGGAAAAAGCCGGACGGCCCGCAAAAGCGGAAGGATATTCATTCACCAATGACAAGGACAATAACGGCGCCGGATTCGCGCAAGCCGCTCACAAAGCGAACCTCACGACCGCGCAGGCGGACGCGATGTTTAAGACTCTTACCGCGATGGGAGCAGAAAGGTATAACGCCATTCAACAGGCCCAATTGCATGCGGAGAAAGAAGCGGCTGCGGCATTAACCGCAGAATACGGATCCAAGTATGAACAGAAAATGGAATTGCTTAAACGAGGGCTCGCAGCTGCGGGACCTAACGTCGGCAATTTAATAAGACAGTCGGGACTGTCAGGCAACCCGGAAATAATAAAAGCTTTCATATCTTTTGGAGAAATGACTGCAGAAAGCGGTTTCGCCAAAGGAGGAAGCGCGGGAGATTCCCTTAAATCAATTTACGAAGGAGGATCTCCTGAGTTTATAACATAAGGAGCAAATTTAATGGCTATATTGAATATGGAAGATCGGATGACAGCTCTTGAAATTACAAAAAGAGCAAATAATCCTGATCCCTACTACATCATTGAATTGATGCGCGAAACAAACGAGATGCTTATAGACGCGCCAATGTACGAATGTAACAACGGCACTATAAACAAAGCGTTACAGCGCACAATTAAAAAAGTTGGCGAACACCGCATCTATAACAGAGGTGTCGGCAAAGTCGCCACTCAAACACAGCAGATCGAAGATCGCATCGCGATATTAGGCGCTTATGCTGAAGTTGACGAAGATATGGTTCGCCATACAGGCAACATCGAACAGGCGCGAAGATCCGAATACATGGCTATCTTAAAAGGTTTAGGCCTTACCCAGGCGGAAACTATCATCTTCGGAAGCGGATCCAAGGAAGATGAAATCGCAGGGCTTATGGAAAGAAGAAACAAGATCGACAACAAATTGGTCTTTGATGCCATGGGTAGAAGCCAGGATAACGACATGACCAGTATTTATCTCTGCGCTTTCGGTCAGGAATATTTCCACATGATATATCCGAAAGGATCGAAAAGCTGCGGCGTAGAACGCATCGATAAAGGATTGGTACAGGTAGTAGATCCAAAAGATTCTGAAAAGAAGTATGACGTTTACCAGGATAAATTCAGAGCAGAATATGGAATAACCATAAAAGTGCCTGAATCAGTCATCCGCATCGCCAACGTTCCGAAAGATATGAAAGGCGATGAATTGGTAGACGTTATCATCGAAGCCAGTTACAAGATTGCCAAGGGCGCGTCTACCTACGCAATGTATTCTAACGACAGTATCTTAATCAAACTCGACAAAGCCTCAAGCAATAAAGGTAATGTGGTTCATACACAGGAAGATCCCTGGGGCAAGCCGATCACCCATGTACGCAAATTCCGCTGCAGAAACATGGATGTCATCACAAACGCCGAAGGCATAGTCGCGTAAGGAGGCGATTCAGTTATGAGTAAAATTGCATTCCATTATGATGCGTTTAACGATTTCGGAACTCTCGCGGCAGCCGGAGATTTTCCAAACACGCTCAACATGGGTGAATCTTCATTAGAGCGCATGACGGTTGATATTAAACTTCCTGACGGCACTCTTACAAGCGCGGCGGGATTAACCTTCACTCTCAAAGGAGCTGACACCGAAGACGGCGCCTACTCCACTATTGTGCAGAGCGGTACAGTCACGGTTGATATGATCCGCGAAGGCTACGGACTTCCCATTCCGAAAACCAAGTACAAGTTTATTAAGTTTGGTGTTGCCGGTAACTTCCAGGGGAAGGTCCAGGCGATTATCAATTCCAAACTGAGCTAAAAGGGACGGTTAAACCATGGGAATATTTGACGGCAAAAAAGATAAAGATTCGTCGGAACAGGATCCGACGGAAGGGAAAAAAGTTGATTCTCCAGTCAAGGGTTTCAAGTATCGCGTTAAATGCAACTGCGTGGTCGATGGCGTTTATCGTAAAGAAGGCGAAATCGTTGTCTGCACGGAAAAATCGGAAGTTCCTCATTACTCTCTGATTGAGGAAGGAAAATAATAGTAGTGGCAAGAGTCCGCCTAGTGACTTCGTTGTTTAGGAGCTAGAACGAGCCTAAAAAATGCCGGTGCGTAAAATCGGCGTCTATTTCTTTATTTGGGAGGAGTGTTATGAAGAAACTTTTTTTCTTAACGCTTGTGATGTTTTTCGCGTTAGGCATTGTGTTTGCCGCGGAAAGCGTCAGTCCTTTTGAACTTTGTGTAACGCAGAGTTCCGAGGATTTAATACCAGGAGACAGCGCTGTTTTCTTCGCTGTTATACCTGGTACGGTTTCAACAGCCGTTTTGTATCGGGCAGAACTGGCTGGCGAAAGAATCAATACAAAGAATGACTGTTTGATGATGGTTAAAGTTGGAAATCTGTTAAGCGCGGAGGTGCTGTCCCTTCGGGGCGCTTAACGAGTTTAACCCCGCTTAATTGAAACTGAGTAAAGCGACTCTATCGACGATAGAGTCGCACTTTAAATAAAAGGAGAATGTAAATGGACATTACAGAAGTATTTGAAGGTACTGATTCCAAAATTAATAAAATTATCGCGATCATAGAAAAGATCGATAAAATAGATCATTCTATTAATGTGATTAAATACAACGATGAATTGGTTACAACGGTTCCGGAATTATTAAAAACATTAGGCGCAGGCAAGGAAGCTGCTATTGCCGAGTTGAAAACTCTATGAACATGAACCGCGATATCGTTAACCGCGCGCTGTACGCTGCAGGGAGTAATTCGCTCACTGAACAGGACGCAGCTGACAAGAACGCAAATTATGAGTTGTGTAAAATTTTTTACCTCTCAACGTTTTTAGAAGCGCTTTCTGAAGTGGAATGGGTTGGTGGCAGAAAACGCGCAAAGCTTGTCCGCACCGGTCTTCCTGTCGTTAAAAATCAAAAGTTTAAATATACATACGATATGCCGTTT